TTAAAAAGCCGCCAAAGATTTTGGCGATGCAGTATGACGGTACTCTCGATTGCGCTATTAAGATTCGTGATAATGTTTTAGCAGTAATCAATGGGTACGGTTGTTTTAGTATCGAAGTTGGTGTTGAGCGAGTCACGTTTAAGTATTGTGATAAACACATCAGTAAAGATGATTTCGTGGTTATCACCGCCGATTATAGTGATAGCCAAGTAGATGTTGTTTATAATCGTATATTCCAAGCCAAATACGGCACAGCCTCCTAATGGACAGCCTAATACGCGCACTTTCATCGGTAGTAGAGAATGCTGGTTTCGAGGTAATTAGCGTAGACCCCAGCCTGGATGATGAAATTCTAAACATCCAGGTAGGTGATGGCTATAATGCTATTGAGGGTCTTGCGATTGCAGTTGCTATTGATAAATCTGGCTTGCTTGGCGACCGTGAGTATAAAATCTGGTGTATGTCAGATGTGATTTTGTTCAACACCATGGATAATAATTGTGATGTCCCAAGTGAAGATGATTTTGTAGAAGAACTTTATTGATTATGCGATTCTTTCTTGCCATAATAATGTTGCTTAATATAGCCTGTAGCGAGGCTCCTGTTGGCCCAATAGTCTGTTTTGATATATCCGACTGCCCTGCGCTGTTCGTTTGTAGTCACGGCGATATTTGTGAGCTTGGCGGCAGTGTTTCGGTTTGCTCAGAGTCGAAGTTCACTTGCGGCGACGATTTATTGCAGTGTTGTTCGGGTGATTGCCATAATGGGCATTGTTTGTGAGATAAATGCCATAATTTGCTTGACAATGATTGTCGAGTGATTATAGTTTAAGTGTTCTTTGAGATTGCCCAGGCTCAGGTGGCTTCGTAACAGAGCTATGATACCTCCTTCTTGCCGCTGTCTTGGTAAAACTTGGCGGTGGCACTGGTAACAATGTTGCAGTACGCTGCAATTTAGTTTGTAGTTCATCGCTGGTGCGCACGACACAATTGCGGCACCGTTTATATGATTTGATAACGCCTCGTTCATTGCTGGACGGGGCTTTTTCGTAGCATAAATTAGAAACACAAAATTATTAAGGGAAATTGAGAGGCAATTCAGTCTTTCAATTACACATTACTTAAAGAAAGTTTAGGGATTGAAAAGTGAGCACAAGCAAACCCAAAGGTGGGGGAAGTGTAGCGCTCAGTAAGCCTGAGAATGTAAGCAGGGATGTAAAACATCCACAGCTTATCCCTATGGAGATTATTGACCCGTTTGCATCTGTTACCGGGCCGGTTCCAATTCGCGTAAGTGATGTTGGTGATGAGCCAAAGGCAGAGCGCCTCCTAAAAATAGCAAAGATGCATGCTGCTGGATATGGACCGACCGACATATCTAGGTTGACTTACTTCCCGATTGCGTCAGTAGTGCGTGATCTCGAAGAAATTGACGAGTTGTGGCGCGAGTCCGCTGTAAAATACATAGACAGCATGAAAAACCGTCAGTTGCGTACGATTGATATGATTATTGCCGATTGTGCTGATAGAGGTCTGGACGATGATGTTGACATTGAGGGATTCGTAAAGCTTCAAAAAACGATGCTTGCCGCGATTAAGCAGCAAAGTGAAATAGCCGGTACTGCCGCGCCAATTAAGCACCAGAGCGAACAAAGAAACGTGAATGTCAATGTAACCAAGTTCCTGTCTAATATGACAAACGAAGACTTGGAGCGGTTGGCTGGTTTTGCTGATGAAAGAGATGATTTCAATGAACGCGAAAGGGAAAACAGGCACTAAGCTTTCTCTGAAGGAAATCGCGTCTATTGAAAAGGGAAGAATTAACGCAGAGCTTGGGCGCAGGTCTTTAAGAAATTTTGTAAAGGCAGCGTGGCGTATTGTTGAAAATGATGAGTACGTTGGCAACTGGCATATTGATGTCATTTGCGATCATCTTGAGGCTGTATATAGGGGCGATTTAACGAGGTTGGTCATTAATATACCGCCCCGTATGTCGAAGTCACTTATTGTGTCGGTTTTTTGGCCGACATGGATTTGGACGAAAGACCCTGGGCATAAGTTTATCTTTGCATCATATAACGAGAAATTGGCAACAAGGGACTCGGTAACGTGTCGTAGGCTTATAACTAGCCCATGGTATATGGATAATTATTGGTCTGACCCGGATGTTGAGCTTACCGATGACTCTAACCTTAAGACAAAGTACCAAAATACCGCGCTAGGCTATCGCAACTCTAGTAGTTTGCGTCAAGGTATTACTGGAGATGGCGCTGATACGGTAGTTTTAGATGATCCACACGATGTTCGTAAGGGTGAATCTGATGTTGATCGTGAAGCTATTAAGGATATTTTTGATAGCGTCCTTCCATCTCGCCTGAACAACCAGGAGACTGGCCGAAAAGTCATTGTAATGCAGCGAGTCCACGATGGTGACTTGTCTGGTCATATACTTGACCCATTGCGCGATCTTGGATATGAACACCTTAAAATACCTATGGAGTACGACGGTAAACATCGGTCTACTATTATTATGCCAGATGGCTACGACCCGCGAACACTTGATGGCGAACTGCTTTGTCCAAATAGGGTTAGCGCAGATGCTGCACGAAAGCTACGCCAAGAGATGGGGCCGTATAATTACGCCGGTCAGTACCAGCAGAACCCAAGCCCACCCGATGGCGGTCTTATTAAAAGGGAATGGCTGAATAATTATTGGCGAGAACTTCCTACTAATTTTGATGAGATGCTCCAAGTATGGGATTTAACCTTTGGCTCTAAGGGTAAGACGGCATCATGGTCTGTTGGGCAGGTTTGGGGCCGCGTTGGCAGTAAAAGATATCTTGTAGACCAATACAGAGCTAAGGTGGAGTTCCAAGATCAGGTTGGCGCAATTAGGGCAATGGTATCCAAATATCCACAGGCTGGTGTTTGGATTGAGAACAAAGCCCTTGGCGAAGCAGCCATTGATATGCTGTCTAACCATGGCATATCCGCTGCGAGGCTGAAGCCAAATGGTCAGGATAAGATGGCAAGAATGTCTCCTGCCATACCGACCTTTGCTGCCGGTGATGTAATATTCCCAGACCCTGCAATAAATAGTTGGTCTGGTGATTTGATTGAAAGATTATGCCGATTCCCTCGCGGCGAAAATGATGAGGGTGACTGTATTGCGTATGCCATGCAGAAAATGAACGTAGCAAATGACTTCTTTTTTGCCGTTGTTGATACCAATAGCGGTGATTTAATAACGGACCCAAAAGATTTGAAAAACATAATGGTGATGTGACATGGGAACTTTCGACTTTTTATTCGGCAGGGGGCGTAAAAACGCTCAGCCTGCCAATATTACGGTAAAGGAAACCAGTAGTGCTACATCACCACCGACTATGATTTATGTCGGGACGGACACACTGCTTGGTACAGAGTGGAACGAATCTGAAGCGATATCAGACGGGTTAAAGAGCAACGTATATGTGTTCGCATGTATCAGGTTGGTTTCTGATTTGGTTGGCGAGGTTCCGTTTAAGGTAATGCGGCGTACTGGATATGATAATTCAGGCAAGCCGAAATGGGAGTGGCAATCTGACCACCCGTTGCAATGGGTTCTGGATTGGCCGAATAAAAGGCAAACTGGCACGGTGTTAAGGCAGAGGATGTCTATGCACCTTGACCTCGCTGGCAATTCGCTAGTACATAAAACTATTGTTAATGGAAAGACAAGAAATCTTAATGTTTTACAGCCTGACGGTTATAAGCCGGTATCTGATGATAATGTTTCTATTAGCTATTATGAACAATACACATCTGTAAACTCAGGTTATGGTACAAAGTATGACACGGATGTCATCATACATGCCATGCTTGAAGACCCTGCGAATCCTTTTTGGGGATTTTCGCCATTAGAGGCTGCACAAGTTACGATTAACGCTGCCACTGCTGCCGTTCGCTGGAATTATAATCAGATTAAGAACGGAGCGAATCCCGGCCTTGCATTCGTTTACGAGAATGCGCTTACAAAGGAACAAAAGGACGCTGCTGCTGCGATGATAACCGCAGGTGTTGGACCAAACAGCGCTGGCCTGCCAATGATTTCATCTGGAAAAATGTCGATCAAGGAATTTGGTCGCACTCCGATGGAAATGGACTTTGTTCGGTCTAATGTGAATTACGTTCGCGCAATTTGCACTGCATTCAAGGTTCCGGCAGAGGTGTTTGTTTCAGATAAGCGTGAGAATGACTATAAAACAGCCATGGAAGACCTGTGGCGCAAGGCTGTTCGTCCAAGATGCAAGGATATTGCAGATGCGCTGACATTGCAACTCGCGATTGATTTTGCAGAGGATAAACGAAACCCTGAGTTGAAGATCGTACCTGACTTTAGCGGAATTGAATATCTGTCTGGAATTGATGATGCGAAGGCTAGCGCGTTCCAAAAGCTATTCCGTAACGGTGTACCTGTAAATATGGCCGCCGATGCAATGCTTATGGACTTGCCATACATTGAGGGTGGCGATGTGCCGTATAAGACGGGCAATCTTGAGGCACTTGATGTCAATGAGAGAATGAAACAGGAAGGTGCCGCTGAGGGCATATCAATTCTTGGCAGCGTCCAAGATATGATTGACGATGGCATTTTAATTGAGGGTGATGAAGGGGCAGAATAATGCCCGATGTAAGAATAAGCCCTGAAAATATTGAAAAAGACTTCATTGAGGCGCAGGAAAAAGCCGAAAGTAAGGTTCTTGCTGCATTATTTGCGCTATGGATATCACAGGCCCATTTGTTTAATGCAGAAGAGGTGTCAAAGTCAATAGAGGCTGGACGCATATCGCAGGGTTTGGCAGATGAGCTAACAGAATCATGGCAAGAATTTGTTTCTGGCAGATTGCTGGTTGAGCAAAATGCTTTGGCCGATGTTGGCTCAGATAAAATAATCGCTGGCATTACAGCCGCCGGTTTTGCTGCCCCCGTTTCTCAGGAGTTTTCACAGAAGATAAACAGCTACTTTGATATTCGCGGCGGTCAATTCGTTAGCGACATGTCTACACAGCAGCGAATGTCTATTGATAGAATGCTCGCTTATGTGTCTGATAATGTACCTGCGAAATCTGCCGCTAATTATGTTAAGGGTGCTGTTGGTATGACTGACAGAATGACTGCGTTTGCAATTAAAAAGCGGCAATCAATTGTAGCAAAGAACCTACTTGATGGTATGTCGGCAGAAGAGGCTGACGCTGTTGCTGACGGTGCCATGGTCGATTATATTGATGGGCGTATTGCTCATCGCGCAAAGATAATTTCACGAACTGAAACGGCGAAGGCTTTTAATGAGGCGCAGCATTTGGCTGTAGGTGCATTAGCAGTCGCGATAGGTGTAAGTCACAGGGCTATTAAAAAGATATGGCTAACCGAGCAGGATGAACGAGTTTGCCCAATTTGCGGCCCATTAGAGGGTCAGGTGGTTGGGTATCAAGAGAAGTTCGGTTCTATCACCACCGTCGCATACGAAACAGTGGTGCCGCCGATACACGCATTTTGCAGATGCACGGTTTACTATACTGTTGAAAGGCTGTAGCGATATGGCGAAGATGAAAGATTTCAATTGCGGTATCGCACTGGAAGTAAAAATTAGCAATAAATTTAAGATTAAAGCATGGGTTGTTTTCGCATTTGCGAAAGCGATGTCATGGGCAATGCGAGTGACCGGCGTTAAGGTTAATGTAACTGTCGTCACGACATTATAATTATTCGGCTCTTGCTGCGGAGCGATATGCTGGGAAACAGCAGCGCCATTATTGGCAGATATTCCAGCCACATTTTAGTCACATTCACCATGCGTGGGTTGTGCATTAGGCCGCGTTTTTAATATAGCGCGGCTCGTTGTCCTTTACTTATAGTTTTGGATTCAAAGAGGTTTGGGCCGCTGAACCTTATCAGCGGTCGTTTTGCCGCGTCTGACTGTTAATCGGACTGTGGCTTTTCGTGGTTTGGTGTAGCGCAGCACGGCTGTCCATGGGGGCAGACAGGTTTGGGTTAAAGTCCCATCCCCTGACCATTTACAATTTGTCGGTAAATAACCAAAACTACCGACATTACATAACATCTCCTGAGATAGCATCTCAGGACCAACGCTAAGTTGTAATGCTCAAGTAGCTATTGGCGTTTCGCCGCTTGGTAACAGGCGGCACTATTTATTAGCCTATGTGCCATGCGTACAAAAGGTAACAGTGTCCATGCTTATTGGGCACCAGCTTTATATAGAACACGTGTACGGCAGATTGCCGCATAGAATTTAACTTAGGAGAACCCTATGGAACAACTGGTAAAATGTTACCGCGTCCCAGAAATTAAGGCTGATAAAGCCGCATTTACCGTTGAGGGATATCCTGCGGTATTTGATGTCGTAGATATGGGCAATGATTTTATCCCGAATGGCGCTTGCGATGATTGGATTGACGACACTAAAAATAGCAAGTCAGACACTCTGTATCTTTGGCAACATGACACTGAGAAACCTTGGGGCCATGCAGTTGATTATAGCGCAGAGTCCAAGGGCTTGTTTACGAAATCACAAGTGATCGAGAATGAGTTTGCCAAAGAACACTTCCCGTATATCGGCACAACTGTTAAGGATATGTCTATTGGCTATATCGCCAAAGACTATCACTATGACAAGACTATGCCGGGGCGCAATGGGATGGCTGTTCGTGTGCTTGATACCGTGTGGATTAAAGAATGGTCTGCTGTTACTTTTGGCATGGCTGGTCCGCAGGGTGCAAATGTAACTGGCAAGAAGTCTGATTCACCATGGCCTATGATTGAATCTAAGGCTGGCGTTTGGAAGCCTGTACCGATGGCTGAAACCAAGCGCGACTCACACCCTGAGTTTTCTATTGAGACTAAAATGCTTTTGATGGAAAATGAAAGCATTTCTGACCTTGGCCGCGCTCTTGATGCCGCTGTAAATGAAATGACGCAAGAAGGCAACTTTGGCGTTGCTGTCGGCGATAAAGATACATACCGATACGCAAGCCACGTCTATGATGGCTGGCTTGTTGTAAATGATTGGAGCGATGATAAATATTGGCGCGTAAATTTCACGCGGGATGCAGACGGCACATTTACGCTTTCTGACCCCGTTGAAGTCGAGCGTGAAATTGTTTGGAAATCTAGCACGAAAGGATTGCCGCAGTGGGTTGATACCAAGGGCGGGATTTTAATTCCCGTTGGAATCGGGCTTGAAATGATTACGAAGCATATGTCAGATAGTGCGCAGGAAAACACCCCCGCGCCGGAAGATACTGGAAAACCAGAAACAAATTCGGGCACCAAATCAATGCTCGAAACCCTTTAAAACATCACTAAACACTGGAGAAATTAAACGATGTTTAAGAAACTTATTCAAAAGTTAAAAGACGAACGTAAGGGCCACGATAGCGACTCTGTTGAGTACAAAGAGTTGACTGAGCGCATCGAGGCGTTTGAAAGCAGCGAACGAGCTATCAACGAAGCCAAGAACGAGATGCAAGAATTGCAGACCAAGTTCACCGACGCTAATGAAAAGGCTTCCACTATGGAAACCAAGGCCGGTGAGATGGAAACCAAGGCTGGCAAACTGCAAACTGAACTAGAAGAAGCCAAGGCAGAACATGCCGAGTTGGTCAAGCGATTTGACGCCATTGAAGAAAAACTCAATGGACCCGAAGGTTTGGGTCAAGGCCCCGGCAAAGTCGAACGTAAAGACATGGGCGGTGCCTTTGTTCAGCGTCTGATGAAAGCTGCTGGCGAAAAGGCAGATGTTGGCCGTTACATTGAGGGCAAAAATCAGTTTGGGTTTGACGACCTTGAGGTAAAAGACTTTAGCGCCGCTTCTGTTACTGCGCTGGGTACTATTGGTGGCGAACGGCTGCAAACCATTGTAGAAGATCCCAAGATGCAACTGACCGTTATTGGTCTGATGGCTCGCCAGACTACCAATAAGGACACCATCTATTGGGTTAAGGTCAAGAATTTCTACCAAATTTATGGTAAAATTACTGCCACCGCTACTGCTGGCACCAAACTCATTACCGTAGACAACATTAATGGTTGGAACGACGGATCTACCATCACCTTAGAGCAGGGTGCCACTACCGAGACCGCCGTTATCGCCAGCACTACCCCCGCCGCTACCGGTGATGGTGGTGTTATCACTACTGTTGCGAACCTCTCCAACACCTATACCGCGCACAGCAACACTGTGGATTCGTCTGTTTATTCCGACCAATTCACCTTTACCGCTCTGGCTAACCTGAAGCCCGTTGCTCGCATGGAAACCGAGAGTGTTAATAGCCCGATTGCTAAATTGGCAACCGGCATTGTGGTCGCAGACGAAATTATGGATGATTATCCCCAACTGGAGACTATCATCAACGAAGACCTGCGCCATGCACTGAATTACAACCTTGAGCGCGAAGTTCTTTACGGTAGTAGCTCTAGCAGCATGATCGGCATTATGGACACTGCCAGTGGTATCAACACCTTGGCATGGTCTGCCGGTGTGGTTGGCGACACCCGATGGGACGCCATTCACCGTGCCATTACCTTACAGCGCTTGAGCCGTATTCCCGCCAATGCGTTGGTGATGAACCCCAGTACCTTCCAGGACATTCGCCTTACCAAACTGACTACTGGCGAATACCTGATGCCCCCAGACGTTCTGAGCGCCTCCGTTCCTATGATTTGGGGTTTGCCCGCTATTATCAGTGAGCAAATCGAAGCCGACCATGTGTTGGTTGGTAACTTCGGTATGGGCGCTCGCCTGTGGATTCGTAAGGATATGAGCATTCAGGTATTCAACCAGCACGCTGATCTGGCACAACACAATCAGAAATATATCCGTGGTGAACTGCGGGCAGGATTGGAACTCAAATATCCCGCCGCGTTCTTGGACCTTACCCTGGATAACACTCCCACAGGTGGCAGTTAATATTAGCTCCTCCGTCACGCACACTTAATTGTGTGCGCTCCGTGCCAGCCCCCGCTCGTCTTTTGATGGGCGGGGGCTTCTTATGAACAATATGCAATATGAGGAGCAACTCGTAATGGCAAGAAAATATACAAAAAGAGCTAAAAAAGAAGAAGTAGTAGTTGATAGTAACGCTAAAACTCAGTGGGTCAAACTCATTGATAGTGTTACTCATGAGGAAAATTCACGTTTGGTTATGAAGGCCGGTAGTGCGGTAGAGGTAAGCACACAGTATGCCCGTGCGTTGGTTGGCGCTGGCAAGGCTTATTATCTTAAAATCTCTCCTACGCTAGAAACGAATTCAGCCGCAGCCACAACCGAAAAGCTGTTTGGACCAAATGCTGTTGTCGATCCCAAAGACGACAAGCCAAAGGCCGCTGATAAAGAAGAGTCAGTACATGATAAGGGCGAAAAACTCGTAGATCTGCCTAAATAAGATTGATAATTAAATGCGCTTTATATTCCTAGTCGCCAAATTCCCGCCGCTTATTTATGCCGGTGCCGAGATGTATGTCTTTTCGCTGTGTAAGGCGTTGCAGGCAAAGGGGCACCTGTGCACAGTGCTGGTAAATCAGCGTGTAAGTGGTAGAATACAGATGGCTGAGATGGATGGGATTAGGATTGTTTATGATGTAAACGGTCGTGAGATACCAAAGCGCATTGATGAGTGGCATCCGGACGTGGTCTGTGGACAATGGCGTACTGAAAAAGACGCTATTGTTAATGCTAAGCGAATCGGTGCTACTTCAGTTCTTATTATACACTCTACTGATGGGTGGCATAATTTTTCAAGTACATGCAATGACAGACCGGACATGGTGGTCTTTAACTCTAAAACACTACAGCGTCAGTGTGGGTATACTAAGCCAAACGGATTTGTAATTCACCCAATTATTGATGTTGATAGAGTCGGCTCTGGTTCCAATTCGACAGGAAAACATATCGCTCTGGTAAATATGAGTAATGCCAAGGGCGCTGACGTGTTTTATGGGCTGGCCAGAAAGTACCCCGCACTAAGTTTTATGGGTATTACTGGTCGATATGGCAACCAGGTTGTTAGTGGCGAACTTAAAAATGTTCGTATCGTCAGCAATAGTGATAATATTGGCAATTTGTTAAAAGATGTCAGCATATTACTTATGCCATCAAAATCAGAATCCTTTGGGATGATTGGTGTTGAGGCGCAGTATAACGGTATACCTGTTATTGCGACTGATCTTCCGAACATGCACGAGTCTCTTGGTGACGGGGCATTGTTTGCACGGCGAAAAACAGATAACTTCGCCATATCACTTGACCTGCTACAGGACAAGGCTGTATACACCAGCATTAGCGATAAGGCTAAGGCCAACGCTGCTAGATTCGGCGAAAAGCAGGCTGACTATTTTGTTGATATCAGTAAAATGGCGGTCAGTAATAGCGCAAAGCGCACACCCACTACACCGCAAATTTGCACCACCATAGCCCAGCCTACTACGCCAAAGAAAAAGCAACTGCTGTCTGTAATTATTTCTGCATACAAGGCCAGGAAGTGGCTGCGGCAGGCAGTTGATTCTGTGTTGTGCCAAGAATTACCAGACAATTGGCGCATGGAGATCCTTATCGCATCCGATGGATGTAAAGAAAGCCTCGCAGTTGCAAAAAACATTCATGATATGCGTGTCGGTGTTGTTGAAATTAAAGAGAATGTCGGCACCTATGTTGCCGCCAACACCCTGATTGCCCATTCAAAGGGTGATGCAATTTTTCGTATGGATGCCGATGACTTTTTAATGCAGACCGCACTATTAAAGATGCTCACAATTCTCGATGATAGTATAGATGTTGGCGTTGTTGGGACTTGGCATTCCAAGGTTGATGAAAACCTGAAGCACATTGATTCTATACGGTGTGCACCGCAGGGTGTTAGGGTGTTTAGGCGTTCTGTAATGGACAGACTTGGCGGGTATAGGCCATGGTCATGCGCCGCAGATGATGAAATAAACAGGCGTTACAGTGCAGTCGGAATAAAATCGGCAATTGTTGGTGAGTGCTTATATTTATACCGCCAGCACGAGTCACAACTTACGAAAACAGAAAAGTGGTCTTGTATTGCATCAGAGCGATCGCTAAAAAGGGATGGCTATTACCGGCAGACAAATGCATGGGAAAAGCAGTGGGATTCCGGCGAAGAATTGCCGCCAAAAATTGTGGCCGAGTGTGCCAAAAACATCAACATTTCTGGCAAACTGCTTTCTCGTGATATAACAGCATGTATGGCCGCCATACCAAGCCGTGAAGCATCCTTGCCGCAGGTGGTAAAAAGCCTTATCGATCAGGTTGACAGGCTCTGTGTGTATCTTAATGGTTTTGACCATGTACCAGAGTGTCTGAATCATTCAAAAATCACCTATGTCACCAGTAGTGATTATGGCGACATGGGAGACGCAGGTAAGTTCTTCTGGATAGACGCTTGCGAAGGATACTATCTGACATGTGACGATGATATTGTTTATCCACCTGACTATGTTGATACGATTGTCAGTGGCATCAAAAAATACAGACATAGGGCGGTTGTTGGTTTTCATGCGTCTGTATTTAAGGATAATTTTGAAAACTTCATAAAGTCAAGGGTTAGCTATAAATTTGGTGAAGAGAACCCGTCGGATGTTGGCGTTCATGTTTTGGGGACCGGTGTGTGTGGGTTTCACTCATCGACAATGGATATAAAAAGACACCAGTTCAGGCATCCAAACATGGCTGACACATGGCTAGCAGAGCAGGGGCAGGTTCAACAAGTACCCTTTATTTGTTTGGCTCACGATGCTAAGTGGTTAAGGGATTTGCAACATTATGAAACCAGCATTTATAACCACTCACACAAGGGCATTGAGGGGTCAAGGCTGAACACGAATCTGATCCAAACAGACGTCGTAAAAGCCAATTGGCCGTGGAAGGTATACGCGGTGTAGTTATGGCATCCCAAATACCGCCAGATGGCGTAGCCTATGGCGAAAACACTGATTTTATTGATTGCACATTTGATAAATTCTACCCCTTTCTCTTAAGTGTTGGGTCGCATTCCACGCTATCTGTTGTGAGGTTTTTAACACATGACTCAGCCACATCAAAGATTACTGGGGTTTCAACAAACGGCAAGATAGAGATAGGTGATTGGGTGGCAGTTGGTGCGAACACACTAATAATGTATGATGTAGTTATAGGAAGCGATTGCGTTATTCGCGCCGGAAGTGTGGTGATCCCTGGGGCTAGGATACCTGACGGTGAGGTTTGGGGCGGCAATCCCGCTGCATTTATTTGTAATATAGAGTCTTTTGTGAAGGGCAGATTGGCAAAGCCGTTTTTTGAAAAAACAACAAAAGATGTGGCGATGTCCGCAGTTGGGTCTTGGAATTATGACACAGGTGCAAAAAGAAATTATGAGGAAAGATTCGCTGTTGATGCTGGGCGCGTAAGGAAGAATGAATAATACGACCACTAAGATAGATAAGCCATATGCCGGTAGATGGGAAACGATTAAGTCGGTAATCCCACATCTTGCTAAGTGTAAAAGCGTTTTATATGTCGGCGCAAAGCGTGACCGTGGCGGGTTTTTACTTGAAGAACTTCGCGGTCTTGGTTGCGAAATTACGATAGTAGAAGCATTCAAAAAGAATTGCGATAGCCTACAGAACGTATGGGCGGACTGCAATATCATAAATGACACGATCGAGAGCCACATTGAGTTATGCGTTTCTTATGACGCGATAGTATGGTGGCACGGGCCGGAACACTTAAAAGAGAACGATGCAGCCGTTATCATATCGAAAATGATGGATATGGCAACCGTCGTATTGCTTGGATCGCCTTGCGGCATGTATGAGCAGGGCGCAGCATACGGGAATGAGTTTGAGGTACATCAGTGGGCACCGTATCCTGATTTTTATAATAAACTTGGCATGGACACCCACACACTGACTTATAATGATGGCTCTGTGGGACGCGGCAGCCACATAACTGCATGGAGAATCAAAGAATGACAACAGCAGTATACGACCGTGCCCCATCCAATGATTTCATTCTTGAGATGGTAGAGGCGTGGATTGACCACGATATTCAGGCTGGTGCCCAAACGCTAGCTACAGACTATGTTATAACTGCCGCGAAAGAAATGGCTGATAATTATCTAAACAATCCGTTTGAGGATTCAGATGGTATCGAACTAGACATCCCGAATACGGTTGTTTCGTGGATAGTGATATTCGTGTCAAAGTGGTTCGTGAAAAGGCTGTCAGATATAAAGAAAGATAAGGCTGGCGAGGTGACTATGGAGTATTTTGAAAGAAATAGGCCATTTTTAGATGTCGAGGATATTGTTTTTCTTGACCAGTATAGGCTTGATCCTGGGCCGTTTGTTACTGCGCCGACAACGATAAACGAATAGACAATGGCTGGGTCTAAATCCGTAGTAATCGACAACCGCTTCAAGTGGGACGAGATGACTCGCGGGATGAAACAGTTTAAGAATAAAAGCGTTGAAATTGGGATATTTGAAGGCTCTAAAAAGGGCGAGTTCGCTTCTGGTTCAGTAAGGCCAGGGGATGAAAAAACACTTATCGCAAGATACGCAGGTATACACGAGTTCGGCGGCGGTATGCACCCCGGCTGGCACTGGTTCCAAATAGGCGTCATGATGGCCGAAAAAGAGGTCAATGACCTTATCGTTCAGGGCGTAAAGGATGTCCAAGACGGCAAGACAACAGTTAATAGGCTGCTTGATAAAATAGGCAAGGTCGTTCGTAGAAATATAAGAAAGTCGATCAAAGAGCATCGGCTAATCGATACAAAAGCTATGTATAACTCTGTAAGAGTTGTGAAAAATAGAAAAGAATAAACTTATGCTGATGGTGTTGAGAAACGGCTACACTCTTGTCAGGGATAGCGGCGGGTATTCTAGCGGCGTTTACATCGCTAATACAACCTCTACAGAAAATGGCACATATGGCCTTTTGCAGCAACTTACTGCGCGTCAGTTGGAGTTTAGGACACAGGGCCAAAAAAGCTCTAACGCTACATGGCAATTTCTCAGTCGTGATGAACTGTTTTTCCCTGGTGTAGAGTATGGGTCTACTCAAAAGGCTGACAGGATTATTGGGACACTAAAAAGCGGTGGAACGATTCTTCTCGAAGTCGTGGACCGCGAGTTATTTGGGTCCACGGACGGGCGAATCCCATCTGCTGCCACATACAATTGGCGTTATATGCTTACTGAGATAAATGAAAATTATGACGGAGTAACTGTTACATGACAACTACCGCATATTTCAAGCCCACACCGCAAGAACACGCATTTTGGCGTTATGTATCCCTTGCGATGCAGACAGGTGGGTTCACATTACCTGAAAATGTGTACTATGCAGAGCAGCCAGCACCATCACCCGGACCGTTATTTGTTACCATAACCCCTATATCAGACACGGGTTATGGGATGGGTTGGCGCGGAACTGGTATTGATCCTGACACTAGCGAGATAAAAGATTTTCACGAACAAGTACATTATGCGACATTTTCAGTTACGGCAAATGGCGAATCTACAAGATCCGCACATGCTGCCATGGTAAAATTGTCACAATATTATCGACTTGGGAAGATTGTGGAGTTTAATGAAGCAAATGGAATAAAAATTATTGGCGATAGCGCGATTCAAAACGTCACAATTGGCGACAGAAACCAATGGCTCTCTCGCTATAACGCTACATATGAAATCACTTACACCACCGTTGATAGCGTGTCTCAGGATGCACTAACAGAGATGGTTTTAACCACTGAAATAGAGACTGATTAAAGTCTAAAACTTTTTACGAGAGGAACGAAATTATGGGTGGAATGCTTGACCCTAATGTGGTTGTCAATACACGGTTGCTTCGTGGCCGTCAGGGTAACACTGTAAACTTTTCTAAGCCGATGATGTTGACTTGGTTTATTGACGAGGTGCTTGAAATCACTGCCGCGTCTGCCGGTTCAGCGGGTACTTTAACTGTTACTGGTGATTATGCAGCGAAATTTAATAAGGCGGGCGTTGCTGTACGAGTTGTTGGATCAACCGGCAACGACGGTGTGCTGACAACTGTAAGCGCTGTCTATGGATCACCATCTACTGTGATAACCTTTGCTACTGTAGCATCTGCGGTAGCCGACGGCTATGTGGTACTGACCAAGGCTGATTACGGCATTATGACATCTACGCCTGGGACTAGCACCTTTAGAGTCTCCGGTGATCTCGAATCGGAACTGTCGGCAGGTGATACGGTGACTGTATATGGTGCGACTGGCGCTAGCGGCGCTAATAATGGAACATATACCATTGTAAGCGTAACTGCCGGTGGCGCTGGCGCTCCAGACACATACAGTGACATCGTTGTAACGGAAGCATTCACAGACAATACCGCTGCCGATGGCTACCTTACATTAGGTTTCGCCGGTGCCAGATACGCAGAATTTGCACAACCTGGGGATGTTGAAGATTATACCACTGAGTTGCACGCCGATACCATTTCCGAGATTCAGAATGGTATGAATCAGCCGCAGTCACCGAATGTAATTGCATTGGGCCATTGGCGACTTGGTGATGCGAGTCCAAAGGCTGCGCTTGACGCAATTCTGTTAGAAAATGAGTCATGGTATGGCTTCGCATATTGTACTGACGGGTATTTGATGCAGGAAAATATTACCACTGGTTCTACAGACACCACATCTGGATATAAGTTTGCTGTAACACAGAATAAGCTATTTGCCGCGCAGGAAGATACTGCCGCAATTTACAACTCGGCATACGACCCCGCCGCATCTATCGTAGCCCCTGTTGACGCAGACACCGGCTCTGTACTAAAGCTACAGGCTGCCGACCAAATGTACTTGATGTACCATAATGTCGCTGGTCAAAACGTGGCGTGGAACTGGCTTTGCTATTGCCTCGCTGCCGACCCAGATGTAACCAATAATGGATGGGCATATAAGCCGCTGTCTAATAGCACGGCGCTAGATGCCAATGTTACCTTTAAGGCAAATAAGGCTACATATCGCACCAATCTTGATGGCAAGAATGTCCAATATGTCGGCTATTTCAATAAAACGGCAAATACCTATAAGGGCTTCACACCAAAGGGCAATCCCATTCAGATGGTAATG